TGATTATCTCATGTCCGCCCCACACGGACACTTCCCCAAATTTGTCCGTCCACCACGGACACTCGCAGACACACATGTCCTCTGTACGCACACAACGGACAAAATATTAGTGCAATATACACAACTATCAATGGAAATCAATCCAATAATTGTGCACATTGCACTATGAAAATTAGTTATTTTAGAACATTATGGACTTGTGTCCGTGTGTGAGAAACACATACAGGGGTGATGTTTGCGAACATGTGTTCATGAACATTATGGACTTGTGTCCGTGTGTGAGAAACACGTATTATACAAATGTTTTGTCAAATAATGCTTTGATGTGTCCGTTAAACCATTGACTTAAATGTCTATATCCATATTGATTAGGATGTAAACCGTCATCTAAAAGGTTATTCATACTAAATTTATTGATAGGTGAAAAAGTGTTGTCTATTACATTACAATAATATTTTTTATAAATTTCACTTATTTTAATATTTAGATCGTTGAGTGTATATCCCGCGTTATTATTAGTTCCATAAGCAAAGTTATTTTCTATTGTTCCTTTTTTACGATTAAGTGGTAATATTCCAATTATATTACATGCTATGTTATCACTTCTTATTTTATTTAATATGTAATTTAAAGCGCCACATACTGTTTCGTTCTGTGGATACATGTCGTTAATATCACCTAGAGCGATGTCGTTTCCATAGTCGTTTGTTCCCATGAATATACAAACAAAATTGTTTGTTGAAAAATCATGTGCATCTGCCATTGATATTCCATTTATATTGCCGGACTTATATAACAATCCACTTCCTGTTCTATAACCGGCATCAATATTAAATATATCTTTCAATGGATTATACCATCTAATAGTTTCATTATCTTCATAAGGATATCCCGCTGTTATGCTGTCACCCATTAAATACATACTATTTGATTTATTATAGTTTGTATCAATCAACATCCACCCTGTAGGGCTTGTCTTGTTAATAGCGTCAAACCATCTATAAGCCACTGTTTTATTGTAAAGAGGGGCGTTGTCAATGCTAACAATCTGCATAAGCCATAATTCTCCTGCTAATGGAAATGAAAGATTGTTAACCACAAAATTACCATATTTTAGATCAAACGGAGCATTTACAGCGTCACTTGTTTCTTTATTGATAGTTACCCAGTATCCCCCGCATTTTGTAAATTCATTGAAATCGTGTGTTGCAATATTATATATATTAGTATAATTAAAATTAGTCTCTAATGTTTTCCAGTTTAACGTAACTTCTTTTGTTTCTGTATTAAACCAACGATATGCAACGCTATTATTATATTTTTGAGTGTTATTCATGGTAACTACTTGTAATACCCATTTATTCGATGTTGCAGGGAAAGATAAATTGATTATTACAAAATCACCATACTTTAGATCAAACGGAGCGTTTGTTATATCGTTTTCTTCGGGCGTTACTGTTAGCCAATAACCACCGCAATTAACATAATCATTAAAATCATGAGATTGTATATTTCTGTCATTGTCATAGATAAACTGACTATTTGATTGCCCATATATAATTCCGGTATCAGTGAATGAGGATAAACTGTTATTATATGTATATAAGTGTGAGTTTGTTGCTAAAAGATAAATTTTATTTTTATCAGTCATTTCGGTGGTACTGTTAACCACAACTGGACTGTTGATATTATTAAGATATGGGACAAAAATTTCAGCTAAACTACCATCGTTAGCCATTTCATTTAATTTGTTATCAATTTCATCCTGTACATCTAAATTTTTGAAATAATCCTGTACATAACTTTTCAGATCGTTAAAAGCATCTTGCAAGTTATCAAAATTTTTCTGCATTGCTTTCCATTGTGCAATAATTTTGTTAAATTCTTGTAAAAACCAATCTTGATTTAATTCATGAAAATTAGTGTAAGGGCCTAAATTTTCCATACTCATATCATATTACCTCCTGTCAATATACCATTAGACAAAAATTCTCGATAAAACTTTCTGCAATCACATCATACAGATTGAAAACAACTAAATCCCTTTCGCTCTGTATCATCTGTTGTGAAGTAGTGACACCTATATTTCCGTGTGCTCTTCCGGTTCTTGTATGCGTTCCGGTTCTTCCATCGTTCACATTTTCTTTTTCCGTATTAGTAATACTTCCATTTTCTGTTGTATCTCCGTCCGTGATCTGTTTTGCATGATCGGCAAGACCCGCATTAAAAGCTGTATTCTGATCTGTTATGTTAACGCTGTTCATTATTTCATTTGTGCTAGTGCTTTTTATGGTATTATCTCTAGCACTGGAAGTTGTTTCATCATCAGTATCTGTCCAATCTTCCATACGATCATAGTTTTCGATAGGATTATATTCAAGCACTGTCGTATCATATAACTTTTTCCAGTTAATTTGATACTTGTTACTCCATATCGTAATACGATTTTTCATATAAGTAAAATCGGGATATAAAATCTCTAACTCCCTTGTCCTCATCAAAATTGCATCAATAGCAATCTGTTTCACAAGCCCCTCTGGAACGTTGAAACCATCAAACAATGTGTTATCATAGTTATATAATCCCTCAACGGTTAACAAACTCAATCATCATCACCTCCTGATGTTTCACGTGAAACATTTTTTTCACTCGGATTATGCCTCCAATTCACACTTACATCCACACCAAACATCTTTTTAACATCTGCACAACTTTTCTTCCACCCATCCAACCACATTTCCATTCTAGTTGAAGTTTCCACATCATTACTTTCAGCTTCGTAAGATATCATTCTTTCTTTCTTATCTGATCTGGCAGAGGGAATACCAACCTCAGTGCAAAACAATTCTTCCAATCTTCTCAGAGTATCCAGAACATCACCCGCAATATAATTCTGTCTTAAGTTGTTAACAAAATAATCCCAAGGTTCTTCCGTCTGATCTCCTCTCTGAATCCTTAGTTTCTCGTCATAGAAAACAGCTAACTCACCTCTCATAACCTGATCCATGACTTTTTTCAGACTTTCCGCTCCCGCTTTATTCCTTGCTCGGAAAACATACGCAAGCTTGCTGTTCATAATGTTCATGTCCAGAGATTCCATAGTGATAGCCATTTCATTTGCATATCTTCCTACTAAATCCATGATCCCGCCATAATCGGCAGTACACTTGAAAAGAACACACTGTTTTCCGATCACAGGCTCAATCACACCTTTTAACAAGGGATTGCTGATGACCGCCTGCGCTGGTCTGTAAAATACATTATACCCTTTAAGTGTACATCCCTGTGGAATTACACCAAACTTGTCCGTATTGATGATAGCAACTGTGCCCCAGCAATATAAACAATACAAAAAATAATCTTTATCCCAGTTATCAGGCACATCCCACTTCATTACAGAAATAGCTTTCTGCAACAAATATCTCTGAAAATACCAAAATAACTGAGTATTTTTGCAATGGTTTGTACTCGGGCTTATGCTACTATTATACTGATTGATATAATTATACATCACAGGAGCGCCAACTCCTGTATCACATCCAAACATATATTCACCTCCTATAAGCTATTAAAATAATCGAACCACGCTCTAGCATATCCGGCACGTTCCTGATGCAAACTAGCAGGTCTTTCATAGTTCGCTTGAAACGCAAGTGCAAGATATCCTGCATCCTGTGTGCTAACACTCCACTCTCTCCAACTCAACGGGTATGCACTTGTGCTATACCATTGTGGTTCGATACCCCAGTTTTTAATTCCTGAACTCTGTTGAAACTCTGCAAAAATAACACTCAACTGTTTTTGACCATCATACCAATCATCGTGATTTCCGTATAGTACATCAAGAACATTATACAAATCTGTCGGTGGTGTCCATTGAACAAGTCCATGTCCAGTACCACCAATTTCAATTAATGCTGGGTTAAATGTACTTTCCTGCTGTATATTTCCGCAAAGTCCTGCAATAGCATTTACGCTCCATCCCTGAGATTTAAAATAATTTAAAATTACCGTTGCGTTATTTATGGCTTTTTCGTTGTTTCCACACAGGTTAGCGGTGGGATTTCCAAAATACTCACTGTTCCCTCCAACCTGCCAATCACCACCGGAGAAAGGCCACCTGTACACTCTCCAATAGTGTATAGTGCTTTCCCACACTGTATATGTGTTGATGCTTACCTGATCTGGAAGTGGTATACGTTTACTGTGTGCCCCCATTGAATGAGTATCATCGTACATCATTTCTGTGTGTTGATGTCCTCCTGATGATTCATCATGTATCCATAGTATGTCGCCTTTTTGAAACTTAAAATCACTATAATCAGACGGTAATATTATTTCTTCAAAACCTAAACTTTTTAAAATATCAGGCATAGTTTTTGTTGTAAAAGGCCATGCGGTTAAATTGATTTCAAAACCCGCGTGCCCTAAACCATAAAAGATTAACGAACTACAATCATAGTATGTTATTCCATTAATAGTCTGCTCATTTCTATAATTCTGATCATACCCAACATCCGGAGCATTGCAACGGTCAACGATCCACTGCCACGCTTGTAGCATCAACCCACCGATCCCACCTGCTCCACCAGATCCCCACGGATTCTGACCTGAGTTAGCGCTTGTCATAAGTGCGACAAACATTGAAATATTGCTCGCGGGAAAGCTACGCATAATATACACCCCCCTCAAGAAATTGTTTGATTTGTTCTTTTTCGTTTCGGGTTGCTCCACTCACATTGATAGCTCCGTTTTCGACAACATAATACCCAGTGCCTAAATCCTGCATTGTGCCATTTTTCATATAAGGCCTGCCATTATCTGATCTGTCCTCGTCAACTAGAGTTAAAAACATGTGTTCAATAGTCGGCACTCTCATAGTTGATAACATTGATCCATTACTGCCATTACTTATAGGTGTTGGCAATATACTGTCAATAGCACTCACAACCCCGTTTGCACTGCCCAAAAAATTACCTGAGGCAAACTGTCCTACAGCTCCGGCTGTATTCATCAACGATCCTAGAACATTACTCTGTAAATCGCTGATCTGAATAGGTACGCCCACAACCGCAAATTGACTGTGCAGTGTTTGAGTTGCGGTTGAAACCTGTAACTGAGCAATCCCGCTCATCATGTCAATAGTTTCTAGCACATTTATTTTATTTGCACTACCAATTACTGAACCGTCAATTTCAAAGCGCCCCCAAGGATTAATTTCCATTGTGATTCTACGAAACGGTGAACTGTTCAAAAAAGTACCTCGAGAGACTTGTGGGTGTTCTTCTATCGGGGCTTCAAATCTAATGCTAAATCTGGGTTTATCTGGTATCTTATAACATGCTTGATTAAACGACCACCAACCGAGTTTAATTTCCGAAACGGACGGAACTACAGAACCATCAGGATCCACGGAACTTAATGGAAACGGAAACCACATACACCCAACCACGTATTGAAATGGATTGAATAAACATTTTAGCAGATTTTCCGTTATCTGTTGCCCAGAAATGTCTGCCCAGTCCAAATTAGTAAAAATCTGTGAACAAAATCCTTTAAAATATTCTGGCGTAAATGCGTAATATTGATTTAGCCCATCCGTACCAACGATCCCTAATACATAACATCCACCACTAATACCTGATGTTGCAGGAAAAGCACCGTTTTCTATTGCGTATGCGTGTGTTATCGGACTTGTCTTAGCAGGATATACATTATCAATAATCGTACCATCAAAACTTGTTGAGCTTCTCAAAAAATACAAATTCGTACTCTGTATTGTATCCCGATACGTGGCCAACACATCCACAACGCAATGAGCAATCCACGTGTTGTTTCTATACTCCCAATCCTCAACCCAATATGACCTACCAAACTCTTCGATCTCACAGTAGTTCCAACTCGGAGCCGATCCACCATTTCTCAGTATGATCTGTGGATTTTCAATAGAACATGGTTCATTAATATTACAGGAAACGGCGGTAACATCACCGCCGACAATTCCCGTAGAATTAACTCTTTTACTGGCTGTCTTAAAATTGACTGTTACCGCCATTATTATTTCCTCCTATTCCAGAACAAATACAAGTCCGTTCTCTGTAAGATCGTTCCAGTAACGATCTGTGAAATGATAGTAGATATTCCAATACCCTCCTGCGCTATTGAAAGGAGTTGTGCTACTCCACTGATTAATTGTAGTAAGTCCCATAGCTTCTTCATCAAACAGCACTGCAAAAATATTGCTCATTGCCTGAGCTTCTCCCTTTTCAACACTTCCGTCTGGTGTCATAACGCTAGGTGTAACATTAATTCCCATCGGACTCTCAAGTGTCTGCCAGAAATTAACCTTTTCATTGGTCGCAATCTTGAGGTACTGGTCATGAAACGTGTTACTCAGAACCGTAGTATCCGCAGTATGCAGATCAGGGCTGAACATCATAATGTTCTGCATACGAAGTGGTGTATGTCTTGCGATCTCTTTTCCAGTGATGTTAGCATGGAATCGTGTCGATCTCTCAGTGAAGAAATCCATGTATGTCATGATCTTCGCACACGCCCAACGGTAAAAATTCGGGAAGTTGTCCGCTTTCCTGATATCGTCAGCGGTGAACGTACTTCCGTTCTCGTCATTATACATGGTAAGCAACTTAACAACATGCTCTCCGGTATAACCCTCTGTTGATGCCGTAACGCCTGTCTGCCAGATATTTTTTGCTCCGATATAGTTCGCAATGCACGACCTTGCCATGCTCTCATGGGCCTGTTCGATCATGTCAATAGTATTCTGAGTGTACATGAAAATGAACTGACCAAACTCATCGGGATTGCGAAACGCCTGATCTAACTGATCTCTGAAATAAGTCCTGTGTCTCTGGAATACCTGACCGCCGTAAAAATTAGTCTGTAAGACTTTACCTTTTTTGATCTTGTACATATCAACTGCGATATCATCTTCTAACGGCTGTCTCTGATCGTTTTCCCAATCATCGTCTAACATCCCCAACTTACGCACATGGTTTCCCCACTGCTGTGTAGTTCTTCTCAGTCCCTTAAATTTAGCGTTGTATGGTCGCACGGAAAAGATCGTCCTGTCTAATACCTGAGAAATGCTGTTCATAATCCTGTCATTACCCACAAGTAACGCTGTCTGTGCCTGTGCTACGAACGAACTTGTGTCCGTTGCTTTCATAGTTTCAACGCCTGTGGCCTGTTTAACGATATCATTCAGCACTGTGCTGATCTGATCGAAACTTAATGTATTCGCCATTATTTTTCACCTCCTGTTAATCCATCATAGTTTGGTGGATTGATAATACTTGCAATAGCATCTTCGGTTGTAACCTGTTTTGGAACTGTGTTCTGCATCAGATTAACATTGTTACTCTGTACCGCACTTGTGAGACTTTTCAGAGCGCTCAGAACATCATTCTGTTCACTGATCCGCTGAATCTGCTGTGTCTGTGGATATAACTGAGGCTGTGCCTGTGCCTGTGGAAACATCTGTGTATATCCCTGTACACCCTGCACTGGTGCCTGTGCCTGCTGATAGTTCTGTGGATAGAACTGTGGCTGTGGCTGTGGCTGTGGCTGTGGCTGTGGCTGTGGCTGTGGCTGTGGCTGTGGGGCACGCTGTGTGGCTTTGCCTGACATGGTTAGGATTTCTTCTTTTGTAAATCCCGCTGCGATTAGTGTGATTAGGTTGTCTAATGTCATATTTTGTAATCCCTCCTGAGATATTTTTTGTGAGAAAAGCCGGTGGAAATGATACCGTCATGCTCGTAAGTGACTGCATACCAGTTTCCAGAATAGCATCCTAGACAGATACATTTTGTGTTTTTCGGCATTTCTGCGATAACTGTACCGTCTAGGTTAGGCTCTGCCCTGATCATCAGAGGCTCTGTGTTCGTTGTGACGATGTACACACCTCTGATATTTTTGTTGTAGTTGAGCGTCATTCTTTATCACTCCCTGTGATATGATCTGTAAGTTTTGTGATCGCCTGAGTGTTATTGTTGAGTGCGTCTATCATGTTTTTCATTTCTTCCTTGTGAGCATCCGTTTCTTTCTGCCAGAGATAGAAAGTAGCGATAAGGCAAGCGCAAGGCACACCAATGTTACTGATAAGAGTTGATAACGAGTTAATGTCCATATTTCACCTCCATTGATTATATTTAGCACAACATATAATATGTTTCACGTGAAACATTAAAGAAAGGTGAGAAATGTTTCACATGAAACAAAACATATGCAGGCTTTGACACTCTGCATATGTGACGAAAGATTAAGTGATACAAATTCTTGAGTTGTACATACTCATGCACATTGGATCATTATGATCCCACGCTCCCAACGTGTTGTACGTGTGCCACGAACACTTGTCTTTCTACGAAAGATTATAACAAACAAAAAAGGACAAGTCAATACTTGTCCTTAAAATAATTTTCAAAAAGTGATTTTGATGTGATATCCTCGAACGTGATCTTATTTGATAGGTACATATCCCAGAGATATACATAGTCTCTTCGAAAAGCTTTGATATCCTTGTCAGACTGTGTGTACCTTGGTGGATTACCCGAATGATGACGGGTAACGTATATTGTATTTTTGTTTTTCCGCTCGTAGATTGTGATAGAATCCATCCGGCATAACGGAATTAACTCTTTAATGTTTGTAGGTTTGATTCCTGTATAATCCGCAGAATAGAATTCATTGCCGAGTGCCATGTGATTGAAATTTGAATCCGCTCCAGACATTTTATAGAGTGCTGTTTCTTTTTTTCGTTCTGAAATTGGTGAATCGAATAAGTTAAAAAGTCCGATCCCTCTTTCCTGCATGATTGACACTGATTTTTTTTTGATATCCATTGCAGATACTTTTTCCATTAAGTCGTTTTCAATGAACATATTACAGGATAGATTTTCAGAGTTGGAAAAGAGTATGAACTGAATTGGTTTTTCTCCATCTAACTCTCTGTTTCGATTCATTGTTTCGTATGCGTTTTTAAACGCATAGCCCGCATTTTCGACTTTTCTCTCTCGTTTCTCAGGGATAAACTCATCATATATTCCAATCTCCACGTCTGATGCATCAAAACCGCGTAAATTCGCAAACGTGTTCAATGCGATTGCATAGCCGAGGATCGGCCCTGTATACACCAGTTTCCCATTATCGTCTGTGTATGTATTATAGAATCCTGCCACGTTTTTCCCGATCGTTTTCGGATAAATTGACCATCCCATGTCTTTGTTAAGTTTTTTAAAAGGTGAAAGCTCTGGAATTTTAATTGTATCAACCTGCGCTTGTAGGGATCGCATGTACACGAAAATTTTCTTGTGTTCAATACAATATTTAAGACCGCCGTAAGTTTTCCCCGTACCACGACCGCCCCAGATATAATTGAACTTTTGCCCATATCCTAAAATAGCGGGTATCGACAGATACCCGCTATTCTCGTATAACGATAACATATTATTTCTGTGGCTCTGGCATAGGGATGTTCTTTTCAGAATATCCCATACGGGATAACGCACGATCTGGGGAAACAAGCGCGCAGATGAGATAGTCACGGCCTGATTTTGATGTTCGGTGAAGGACCTCGATGAAAAACATATCAGAAGTTTCTTCCATATTAGAAATTCGATCAACAATATCCTCGAATGATTCACGGAAAGTTGCTGACTGACCGGAAAATACATCTCCTGTGTTTGCGTCCTGCACTGAAATACAGGTGATTTCATTTCCGATATTGTCGGTGGTAAGATATTTTGCCCACGCTCCAACGCAGATAAGTCCTTTGTTTTCTACGTTTTTAAGTGAAACGATTGCAGGTGACTCAATAAGTTCATACTCTGCATAGGTATCGAGGTTTCCTGATGATTTAATGATCTTATAATTCTTTGTCATGATTTAGTTCTCCTTTTCTTTGATAACGATTGCGTTTTTTAAAAACACTTCTGCGTCCATCCCGTATAATTTTGTTTCTTCGGATGTTCTTTCCCAATAAATAACAATGCCGAAATTTCTTTTTTTGATCTCTTTGCTGATCTGCTCATCAGTAAGATTTCCGATTAAACAAACTTCCTGTACAAACTCGCACTTATTCTCAGGATCGTAGCAGATAACGTTAATCTTGTTAACTGTTAATGAACGTGTAATTTTCATATTCTCACCTCCTTATAATATCTCTTTACATGAATTATTATAACACTTATGTTAATTTCTGTCAAACGTTTCTTTAAATTCTTTTAATGTTCTTGCGTCTGCCAAAATCCTGCGGTACTCATCTGTTATTCCTATAGTGTAAGTTGACGGTCTGATAACTACATTTTGTGTAATTTTTAAAACATGATTTTCCACGGTGAAATCCCCATAAGGAACGTCATTGTACACGCTTTCAGTTCCTCCTGATCGTAAAAAGGTAAATCCAATTTTGAAAGCTTCAATTCCTCCATGTTCTTCCAACTCATCTGGTGCAAGCTTTTTATTAACTCCTGCGATTGTTGCGTGTAGTTTTCCATCTTTAGTTCTATAGACATATTTTTTAGAACCAATGGTGGAGAATTCAGTATACGTATCCTCGTATTCGTATACCCCCATATAGTGTTTAATGCTATGACGATCTGTTGCGTATGCGGAATTGGATATACTTTGCTTTTTTCTCTCAGAATTGTATCTATTAAATAACTCATCAATATTATCACCTCTTACTTTTATGTATTTTACTGAATCCGTATCACTGTAAACGTAACGATCTCCAACTATGTTTATACCCTCTTTCAATCGCAGACGTGCCCACGCTGTTACCCATACACCCCATTGATAAGGAAGAAAGGCAGTTCTATTATATTTTGCAAGTAATGTTTCACGTGAAACATTTTCATCAACTGTATATATGTTTTCTGCGGATTCTGTAAATATTAATGATTGTTTTACAGGTGATTGAACCATCATTCCGTAACCAGCGTTAAGCAATGCCTTTTGCAGATTGTAGAAAAGCTCCTGTTCCACTATACCTTTTAATTCTGTTTTGTCCGTATAATATTTACGGAAAATGCCTTTCAACGGTTCTGGCAATGTTCCGTATTTGCTTTCATAACACTCTGTTATTTCAAAATGTTTCCATTTGTACTCATGTTTCATTATCTCATAATCAATATCAGTAAGCGTTGTTTCTATATATTCAGCGCTTAAAATACGCCCATTGTCAAGTGTTCCACATGAAACATTTCTACATTTTGAATATGAAATATAGGGTGCTCCGTAATACTTGTCGATCTGCTCAATACCTGTTATTTTACATCGGAATAAGAGTGCTTTTCCTCTATCCAGTTTCTTCTCTATGTCATTCTCAGTTATTGATCCGATATAAACAAAACGTGTCATAGGGAAAACACAATTCAACACAACGTCAGGATAAGATGATGATCTATCATAAGAACCGATTCCCAGAATCTTTTTACCGTCTGCATGTATCACTGTTCCTGAGTAATAACGATTAGCGTGAGTGTCTCCACCCCGAAACGCCTCCTCTAGCAGATCGAAAACATCTATAGTCGGAAAAATATCCTTGTGTTTTCTGGCCCATCCATACATTGCTTTTTTCGTTTCACGACGTACATAACCGGTTGACGTTAAGGGGAGTGTGTATAAATTGTCATTTGACAGTATCATACGTTTATACATTGCTTCAACTAGTCCGATTGTATCGTATGTACTGTACTTTATTTCATAATCGGTTAGTTCTGTCCATGGAAAACGTTTTTTACTGTAATCAAATTTTTCACCTGATAATTTTTGGTGTTTTACTTTCATTTTTGAGGTAAACGTATTTAGTGACATATTAGTTTGCAGATACGAACACCTAAATTCAAAACGCTCTAACATTTCACATTTCAATATTTTTCGTGATTTAATAGCGAAAACTTCGTCCGGTGAAAATGTGTATATACCACGCAAAAATTGAAATTCATAGGAAAGATTGTGTACAAAAATCATATAATACGCATAGTTGTCGTCATTCATAAGATTGTCAATAAATAACTCAAATTCTGACCAATTTCTTCCTATTATAGTGTCAATATGTAGATCATCGAGAAAAAGAATTGAAAACTGCCAAATATACATTATTGACTGTTCAATATCTTCTAATCTAGTTGTCTCGATATCGAAAGCACACAAACAATTTTTATATCCCTTTGCTTTTTTACTTCCTCTATTCGATCTGGTGTCGTTTAGACATGGTAAATTCTGTATTCTAGTATAATTATATGTGTCGACAGTATACAGATTTTCCATGTGTTACCTCCTACGTTTACGTTTACCCGCTTTCCTTTTCTGACGTTTTACTTTTTCTTTCTTTGCTATTCCAGATTTCAATTTTGAAATGTTTCGGGATCCCGTTTTCAGAAATTCCTTATATAGCTCTAACATTTTGCCTGTACTCAGCTTTTCGCCATCAGAATATAACTCAACAGCAAAATCAGAATCATATATGCGATCTGAAGCAAAATCTCTGAGTTGTTCCATAAAACGCCCAAAATTTAGTAAATCCTCATGCGTTTTTAACTCTGTTCCATACACATCATTGATGTGTTTCATTTGTTCTTTTTCCTGTTTTTTCAATCCTGTTATTGTGGTTCGATCTGATCCTATAATAGTTGCTAGTTCTGACAACAAGTGATAGATTTCTCTATCACTTGTAATATCTTTCAACTGTTTGTAGCGCTGAATCGGTCGATCCTTTACCATATTAATGTCCTTATAATCTGATTTCAGCAATCTTTCATATCTCTTTCTCCATATTGACCGTAAACGTGAATACTCTTTTCTTACCTCTTTTTTGTCCCAGGTTAACTCGAGAGCAAGCGGTGTGTAATCATCTTTTGGTCTAAGCAATCCCAGCGGTTTACTCTTCTTCAAATAAGACTTTTTTGTTGTCAATCGAAACACCACCCTCTAATTTATTGTAGTATACAGGACGAAAATTTTCTTCAAACTCCACAACATAGTCCTGCACGATTGCCATTGCGACTTCTCCTGTGTATGCCTTCACTAGCAGGTAATCACATTTGTATTTACACTGACTTTTAATGATGTTCGGTGTATTTAATTCTTTTATATACACTTTATACCATGATTTTTTACTGTTTAGTGGTCTGCTCATTGTATAACCTCCATTTCTCTACACATCTCAGGATATCGTCAAAACTTGCCATTGCACCCCACATTATATAAGGCTTATGATCAAAACACTTTTTAAATTCGGAACAAATCTCTGACTGGCTACATGAATGACAAAATTCAGTATCATTACATGTAAAACATATATCACAATAATTTTTCATTTCTTATATCCTCCTGACCATTTTGCTCCACACCATACCCCATAAGGGAAATTAATATAGCTCCAAAACCAAACCACAAAATTGCATCCAACATTAGTACACACACCTACTTTCTATTTCTTCTTTGATCCATTTTCGTTCCCGATAACGCCATGGGAACCGCATAAACTTGTACTCTTCTAATAACTCACGAGGAGTGAGCCATGCAAGATAATTTTTATAACTTTCTTCGTAGTCTGTCATGTCATTCCTCCTGTAATTTAAAATGTTTAAATGTGTCGATAAATGCTAATGTATATAATGATGTGTGGACCTGCGAATATACATACCATTTATCTGTGATATTCACTAACAACTTTCTGCAATCAGTAAAATCGTGATTCCAATGTGCATAAAACAGATATGTGCATCCATTAATTTCATACTCATCCTGTAATACAAACAATTCTTCAATTTCACTCATTGTAAACATACCAACGTCCATTAATTCACCTCTCTTTCATTTGATAATATTATATATCATTATTTAGATTTATTCAAAGTCCATATTGTTCATGAACACATGTTCGCAAACATCACCCCTGTATGTGTTTCTCACACACGGACACAAGTCCATAATGTTCTAAAATAACTAATTTTCATAGTGCAATGTGCACAATTATTGGATTGATTTCCATTGATAGTTGTGTATATTGCACTAATATTTTGTCCGTTGTGTGCGTACAGAGGACATGTGTGTCTGCGAGTGTCCGTGGTGGACGGACAAATTTGGGGAAGTGTCCGTGTGGGGCGGACATGAGATAATCA